ATTCTTTCCAATCAGTCCACAGTTTGTTCCAACTTGTTGAAATGAAAATACGAAAGGAGCACCAACAAATCTCATAATAAATAATGATGTATCTGTCCAAACATAGATTGCATCCCGACCTCTAATTGCTGCAACGATCCGTGTTCCGTCGGCCAGTCTCTGTGTACCAGCGGTATTGGTTGCGGAAGGTGCATACGAAGTTGATGCATTAATGGATTCTTGATCCGACCATCTAATATACATATCATCTTGAGTCGATGTTGTTCCAATTGTTGTTTCTGTTCCAAAAAATACTAAGTGTCTATCAGGTGTTGAAACTAATGTTTGTAATGCTGCTGTTGGTGCATTGGCAACAATTGTGGCTCTTGTAGATGTTGAACCATCTGAATCCCATTCAAAAGTTGCACCATCCACGATAGTTGCAATCAATTTATTTCCATAATTGTCCAAGGACCAAAGTCCTGGAGCTGTTACAATGTCACCTGTTTGCGATGCACCCCATTTAGTATACTCTGAAGCATCGGTTACTGTTGCTCCATCACTATGTGATGCAGCTGTTGTGTTATCTGATCCTCTTGTTAAACCTGATAAAGTTCCTGTACCAGAAGTATTTGTTGTATAAGCAATTCTTTCATTATCTATTAAAACTGTTCCAGAAGCGGGAAAGGCAGTAGAATCATCTAAAACAATACTAGATGAACCTGAAGTTAATGCTCCATCTAAAGTATCAAAAGCTTCTCCAGCTACAGTACCACCCCAAAGACCTAGTCCCCAACCAGCAGCTGATGCTTCAACTGCAGGTCCAATTGAATAATAATGTTGAACTCTTATTCCACCAGAAGTACTAGCTCCTGATCCAGATTCTGCTGATCCCATTTCAAGTGTAAGTGTTGTAGAAGTTGGAATTGATGTAACCATAAAAGTTTTATCATCAAAATCATCAGAGTCAAAATTAGAGTTCGTTGCAGAACTAAAATTATCTAAATAAACAATATCGTACTTAGAGATATTGTGAGCAGATGAAAAAGTTAATGTAACAGTTGCATCACTTTGTGTTGTTGTAAAAGCACTTGTTAAAGTTGTTGTAGATTTAATAGGAGTAATATCATAAAAAGCTCCTCCAGAATATACATATAACATTCTATTTGTACCTAATGCAGCGTATTTAATACCAGCTGCATTAACAAAATGATGTAAAGCTGTGTTTCTTCCAGTTAAAGTTACGTCTCCTAATTGAGCCCAACCCCCTATTTTTTCAGGTGATTGATATCTAAAACGTACATAGTCACCACTAACCCATTGGCCCTCGCCACCTGTCGCTGTAACCTGTTTGTTAAATCCTGGTGCAAATTTTAATTTTTGTAGCATAATTATCTTGCGTTACAAGGTACCCCTTCTGAATTTACGAATGGTGCTTCAGCCCACGCCATATAAATGTACGTTTCTCCACTTCTATTTGTTGCATCATAACTTACTCTACATTTAAAACCATTAGATAGTATATCAATTTTATTTCCTGATGTATCTTCAGAAGAGTTATCGTTAGGATTTAATTCTCCTTCAGTAATATTGCCTGTATCTCTTTTAGTGTCATATAGATTCCAATTTTGACTAGCATAACTACTAGTTTTAATTATAACCATAGCCGGCCGGAATCCGGTGTAAACAAATGTACCATTTGCATTTCCATTTCCTACATATGAGCCAAACTTGCTGAAGCCTTGTTTAGGTGCAAATAGATAAGCAATTATGGCACTTGTATTACCATTAGTATCTCCATTTGTACCAACTGAGAATACGCTTGAAGTTGGAGCAGTATCATTCCAAGTAGCACTATTTGTACTTGCAGCATTAGTTTGTTCTAAAAAAATTCTTTTTGTTTCACCTAATGATGCGTGTTGAACCATCCAATTATGTCCATCACTATCTCTAACTCTAACAATTATAAATTTTGGAACTGCTGAAAGTGAATGTGATATTGTTCTATTGGTTGCGTTTCCGGTGTATGAAACTATATCAAACCCAGCAGTTGCAGATTCTTTCCAGCACCAAGCTACAATAGTTGCACCGTCTTGGTTTGTACCAGCACCATTTCCTGGGTCACCCGTTCCTTGTCCAACAGTAAATCCATCACTATCAAAACTTTCGAATTGTCCATAAGCAGCAGCTGCAGTTTCTCCACCTGTTGTAGAAGAATGTAAAGCCGCATTTACACCTCTAACATCATCATAAAGTCTATACTCATTTGTAGTTGATCTCTCTTTAATCCATACAAAATCTGGTTGCATAGCTGTATCACCAGGCAAAGTAATTGCATTACCATCAGCTCCATTTCCGGTATAGAGAACTGTCTGAAAATATGCTTCTGGATCGTCTATTGTTGTATAAGCTGCCATTTAACCTCCATCACTTCCTAAATTTTTTGTGCATAACGCAAGATACCCGGAGGGGACAGTGTACTCGAAATCTCCGTATCCATTTGCATCAGAAACACTTGATGAATTAGCATAAGGTGGATTACCAAAATTCCATTGAACTTTAGCAGTAGCACTTCCGCCACCATCAAAACATGAAAAAAAATAAGCACCTTCTGCTGTGCTTCCTACAGCAGTTACTGCAATAGCACTATTTGGAGAACTTTCATCTGCGTTTCCTGAACCATCAAACCAATTTCCACCTGTTCCAAAATAAACATTATTATTATCTAAATCTAATGCTATCATCATAATTCCATCTGCTGATGTAGCTGCACCATGCGTTGATCCGCTATCGTCAATATATTTATTTCCACTACTAGCTAAAATACCAACTGATTGTGCACCACCTTGCCAACCAGGACCAGCATCGTCTCTAGCATCTTCTGCAACATTAGCAGAAACTCCTATTAATAAACTATCAACTGTAATAATTTTTGCTTCACAATAGTATTTACCAGCAGTCATACCTAATGTTGAAGAACTCATAAATTGTATACCAGTTGCAGTAGGAGATGTAACTTCAGTATTACCTTCTGCAAAAGTTGCAGGACCACCAGAATTAACATTTAAAGGATTTGCTGTTGCGAAATTGTTCGTGGGAGTGTCAGTTGTAGAATCTGTTGCTGCTATATTATTTTCTGTGAAGTCCGTGCCCCCGGCGGCATCGTTGCCAAGATTAGCACTATCAGCAAAATCTAAAAAATATCCATTGGTTGCGACTGTTAATCCAGAAATATCTATCGGTTTCCAAATTGTCGGACTATCTTCATCAAATTCTCCAAATGAAGTTGGAGTTAATGCTTGATTATTTACATGAATTATTTGTGCCATATAACCATCATACCAATGTGAAGCATTGTTATAAGCACCAATACTTATTGGTGTTTCATCTAATAAATTAATTACTGTATTTTGATCGGGATATGTTTCTGTACTCCAACTGGTAATTTGAGTTCCATTCATATATGCCTTAATTCTGTTAGAAGCTGATCCTTGTGCTGTATCAAACGCAACTACTAAATTCATCCAAGCGGCCGGATCTTTATATTTTGCGTTTGAAATTAATGTAAAAGTACCTGCACCACCGTCTTTTTGTGCAATTTGTAATTCCGAATCACTTGTAAAATTTATAAAAGTTCTGTTATTAGTATCTACAATTACATTTAAAAAATGTTGATCGGCAGTTGGATTAGATTTTTTAAGCCACATAGAAAATGTACCTTTTAAATTACTGCTTGGAGAAGCACCTTGTGCTTTAGTTAATGAAGAACTAGAGCCATCAAATCTACATGAATTGTCTACTGAAAAAGCACCTGCTGTTGCTGAAGCTACATTACCTGGTAAAATTAAAGGCATTAAACCTCCAATCTTGGTAGTTCGCCTAGTGGTCTAGTAACTGAACCATCCTCTTGTTTTGTATAAATATATAAAGTTTCAAGAGCTGGTGTGTCTGAAGCATTTGTAATAGCTGTTTCCATAGAAGCACATTTTGTACGCACTGCCGCCCTATGATTTGTAATAGAAGATGGTACTGCTGTTCCAGCATCTGCTTTTCTAGTTATGTACCAATCTGTATCTTGTAATATTCCAGCTGCTTGAGCTTTAATTGTTTTAATTAATGTTGTTTTTAAACCTTCAACTTTAACTTCACCTTCAGTACCTAATCCATCACTTTCATCTTGTGCTGTAAATAAAGTATCAGCATGAGCTTTAGCAGTTGCGCTACCATAACTTGCTGTAATTTTTCCACCAGCAAAAGCAAAAGATTGATTGGTATTGATATACCATTTCTCATCTTTTTTATTA